TAAAGACGCATTGGCAACAGGCAAGAAGTTAACGCTAGAGATCAAGCCAGCAAGCAAGAGCCGCGACCAAGAGGAAAAGTATCACGCCATCATTGGTGACATTGCCAAGCAAGCGCAGCACATGGGCGCTAAGTGGTCAGCAGAAGATTGGAAGCGGCTACTGGTGCAAGAGTTTTGCAGGCAAGCTGGATTGGAAAGTGGTCAGATTATTCCAAACCTTGCAGGCGATGGCATAGTACAGCTTGGATGGCAGACGCGCAAGTTTACAAAAGAACAAGCAAGCGAGTTTGTGGCATTTTTAATTTGCTGGTGCGATCAAAACGGGATAGAAATGAATGATGATTCCAAAGTTTAATTACTTTCGTAGCAAAACACACCTCAAGAACGTAGCTAACCTGCCCTGCCAAAACTGCTACATAGAAGGCCAAACCCAAGCGGCTCATAGTAATTGGGCTGAACACGGCAAAGGACGGGGAATCAAGGCAAGTGACGAATACACCGCTGCCTTGTGCCAGACCTGCCACATGGAATTAGATTCAGGCGCTAGGTTAACGAAGGAACAGCGCAGATCGCTATGGCAAATGGCTTACCAAAGAACGGTGAATCGTTTAAAATCACAGAACTTATGGCCCGATGAACTAAGGAATAACAATGGTTAAATATCGCGCAAGCATTGAGTCAGACCCAGTAATGCAATTTACTATGTGTTTATTGCACAGCGTTACAAACACGCATATCCTGCATCTGACCACCAATAGCTATTCAGAACATAAGGCGCTAGAAGGTTTTTATACAGAAGTCGGCGATTTAGTGGATGAATTTGTTGAGGCATTCCAAGGTAAATACGGACTGTTGCACGACTTCACCACCGATTACGCTATCCCAACTGCCGCTTTGGATTACCTGACATACCTAAAAGATGAGGTTGAAACCCTTAGACGTATGCCTAGATTCCCACAAGATTCGGAATTGCAAAACATCACAGACGAGATCGCCCAACTGATTGACAGCACTATCTATAAGCTGAGATTCCTAAAATGAAACTGAAAATACAATACAAGCCAATACAAGATTTAATCCCTTACGCCAGAAACAGCCGAACACACGATGACGCACAGGTTGCTCAGATAGCGGCAAGCATCAAAGAGTTTGGTTGGACTAACCCTGTTTTATTGGACGGGGAAAACGGCATCATTGCTGGACACGGGCGCGTTATGGCTGCAAGCAAGCTAGGCGAAACAGAGGTTCCGACTATTGAGTTAAGCCACATGGATGAAAACCAGAAACGGGCTTACATCATTGCCGACAACAAACTGGCGCTAAATGCAGGTTGGGACAATGAGATGCTGGCGCTGGAATTAAAAGATTTAAGCAATGCAGGGTACGATCTTGGGTTAACAGGCTTTGACCCTGATGAGATTGATGCGCTTAACCCGCAAGTGGTCGAAGGCTTAACGGATGAGGACGAAGCCCCACCATTACCGCCTGAACCAAAGACAAAGCCTGGCGACATATACAAACTTGGCAAACACCGCCTTATGTGTGGCGACAGCACCAGTATTGAACACTTAGAGCGTTTATGTGACGGTCAATCTGTGGATATGTGGCTAACAGACCCGCCTTACAACGTGGCTTATGAAGGTAAAACCAAAGACAGCCTGACAATCCAGAATGACAGCATGGGCGATGACCAATTCCGCCAGTTTTTGCGTGATGCTTACGTTGCAGCCGATGCTGTAATGAAATCTGGCGCTGTTTTCTATATTTGGCATGCGGATTCAGAAGGTTACAACTTCCGTGGCGCAGCCCAAGACGCTGGCTGGAAAGTACGTCAATGCCTTATTTGGAAAAAGTCCAGCATGGTTATGGGTCGCCAAGACTATCATTGGAAGCATGAGCCTTGCCTTTATGGATGGAAAGAAGGCGCAGGACACCTTTGGGCAGCAGACCGCAAACAAACAACTATTTTGGAGTTTGAAAAGCCTTCCCGTAACGGTGAACACCCAACTATGAAGCCTGTTGCTTTGTTTGAGTACCAATTACTTAACAATACTAAAGGTGGCGATATAGTATTAGATTCATTTGGTGGAAGTGGAACAACATTGATTGCGGCAGAAAAGAACGGGCGTAATGCTTACCTTATGGAACTAGACCCTAAGTATTGCGATGTGATCGTTAAGCGTTGGGAAGAATTCACAGGTAAGAAGGCTGAGTTACTTAATGCCGACAGCACCGTTTAACCAGAAGTGCAGTCACCTTGGATGTAAGAACCCAAGGTCTAAGCTAAACAGTTATTGTGTAGATCACGGCGGTAAAGAGTACATCAAAGAGATAGATACCCTGTACCAAACACCGCTGTGGCGAGCAATCAGGACTACACAGATAAGTAAGCAACCCTTATGCCAAGCCTGTCTTATTGATGGCAGGGTAGAGGCAGCAAAGCACATAGATCACGTTTTTCCTTGGAAGACATACGGAGAGAAAGCCTTTAGTCAGAATATCTTTCAGTCATTGTGTCACGCGCACCACAGTCACAAGACAGCACTAGAGCGCAAAGGTCAGTATGAGCATTACACGCAACAAGGCGTTAAAACCTATGTAGAGGGCGACTACTGCCCAAGCCTATGGGGTGGGTAGGGAAAGCCAAAAAAGGGCTGAAAAAGGCGATAAACTTAAATTTTTGGGATTTATTAAAAAGCAAGCGCGGGGGCAAACTCGCACAAACTGAGTTGACGTTGGGGGGTATTAACCCCAATATGGTAATATTTTAAAGAAACTAGACTAAAAAACATGAACCGACTACCACCAGAATTGCATTTAGTACACGGCACTAAGTCCGCGCATAAAGGCGGTGCTTTGCCTGAAACTGTAAGGCTCAGAGTTCCAAAGGCCGATTGGCTTGATAACCCTGACGCATGGGACAGGGATGCTTTTATTAAAGAAACGTCAGACTTTTTATGGGAAACCTACGGGATTGGTTCAGACCAAGACAAGCACGTTCTTGCTGCCCTGGCTAACCAGATGGAAATTTACATCAAGTGCATGAAGGGCGTGGAAAAGGGCGGTATCATTACTAAGTTTAATAATGGCGCTACCGTTGGCCCTAACCCTTTCCTGACCGCTGGCGACAAAGCATTGAGCCGAGCAATCGTTTTGATGAACGAATTGGGGCTAACGCCAAGGGGTCGTTTGGCTACCAATAAACAAGAAGGCGGCAAATATGCCAAGCTGCTTAACGGGCCATGACCTATGAAGATGGCATCCTGTATGCCGTATCGGTGGTTAAAGGTGAGATTGTTGTTTGCCAAAATGTCCGTTTAGCCTGTCAGCGATTCCTTAACCAACTAGAAGACAGGGCATGGGCGTGGGAATTTCACGTTAAATACGTTGAGCATTTCCTAGAATTTGCCAGTACGCTAAAACACACCAAAGGCCCAGATGCGGGAAAGCCGCTAGTCTTACAGCCTTTCCAAATATTTGCTATCTGCGCTATTTACGGCTTTAGAAGTAAAAAAGACTTGTCTAAGCGGATGGTGTCGGATGTGATTATTTTCATTCCGCGCAAGGCAGGAAAGTCAACTCTGATTGCCGCTATTGGCCTTTATGAGTTGGTCTTTGGTGAAGCAGGTGCGGAAGTCTACACACTGGCGACAAACCGAGACCAGGCTTCAATTGTGTTTAACGCTGCGTCTGGCTTTGTGGAAGCTATGCCACATGACGTTGCGGCTATGTATAACGTACAACGCAAACAGATTACTAAGTCTGGTGACGCACAAACAAAATTCGCGGCTTTGTCTAGAGACACTAAAAAGTCTGGTGACGGTATGAACCCGTCCTGCGCCATTATTGACGAAGCGGCACAAATTGTAGACCGCAACGCAATTGAAGTTATTTTTTCAGGTATGGTTGCCCGTCAAAACCCACTGCGGATATACATTACAACAGCGTCATTTACTAAGGAAACAAAGTTCTATGAGGACATGATGCTGATGGAATCTATCCTCAAAGGCGATGCAGATGACAACCCTAGATGGTTTGGGCTTATGTATGGCCTAGACCCGCAAGATGATTGGCGCAACCCTTCCACTTGGGCTAAAGCCAATCCGATGCATGGCATTTCAGTTTATGAAGACGCTATTGCACAACGCGCAGAGGAAGCCAAACATAAACCAGCCGCGCTAAATGAATTTTTATGTAAAACACTAAATATCTATGTAAGTGCCAATTCAGCATGGGTTGACCGAGCATATTGGGATGATGAAAAATGCGCGATAGTTACAGAACGTGAACCAGAAGCAGTATTTATTGGGTTTGACTTAGCCGCAACGCGAGATTTAAACGCAGTTTGTACGCTAAAACGATTTGCTGATGATGACTATGAAGCTGAATTTAAGTTCTTCTTGCCTGAAGACGGATATGGGCTAATCCCCAAACATTACGGCGATATATTCCGTGTGGCTAGGCAGTCTGGAATCCTTCATGTGACCGAAGGCAATGTCATGGATGACCGCGAGATCAGCGACTACATCATTGCCCAATGCGCCAAGTACGATGTTAAAGAGGTAGGCTTTGACGCTTATAACGCTGCCAGCTTGGTGGCAAGATTGCACGAATCAGGAATTCCTGTTAAAAAAGTCGGTCAGGGCATGGCGGTTTTAAGTAACCCAAGCAAGCACGTTGAAAAACTAATCATGAACTACGGCGTTAAACATGATGGCAACCCGTTTGTGGGCTGGCAGCTTGGTAACTGTGAAGTTTATGAAGATGTCAACGGAAACGTAAAGGTTCGTAAAAATGAAGCTGACAAATCTGCCAAAGTTGATGGCATAATCAGTTTAATCATTGCAATGCACTGTTCATTGGATAACCCTACAATATCGGGGTTTGGATTCAGAACCTTTTAAGGGGAAATCATGGGAATGTTTGACATATTCAAAAGAAAAGACAAGGTTTCCAAAGAATCAAACACTCTTTTTGGTCAAACCGCGCTTGGTAACAACATTGTTTATCAAGGAAATAACGCTAGACCGACAGTAAATACGCAGATTCTGTACGTCACAACTTCTAGCACCACAGAGGCTGGAAGGCCAGTAGACACATCCCTATTAACCCGAAACAGCACCGTTATGTCTTGCGTAGCGGTCAAAGCTAGAGCCTTAGCGCAGTTGCCAATCAAAATCATGGCTTGCAACGACTCTGGCGAGTATGTAAATGCGCTGACTGATGAAACTGTGGGCGCAAGAGACAAGATTAAAGCCAAACAGGTCTATTCACTACTAACAAACCCTAATAACTTCCAAAGCAGTTATGAGTTTTGGTATCAGTGGATGATGTGGCATGAATTGCTTGGTGAAGCGTTTACTTTGTGGTGGAGAAAGAATCAAGACGATTCAACACAAACACCGCTAGAAATGTATGAGATGGATAGTACCTTAATTGCTGTACAAATAACGCCTACACGTTATCCTTCCTATCGGTTGTCTACACCTTCCTACGGTTTCAATAAAGATGACCCGTTAGCACCGCACCAAATCATGCACGTTAAAGATATGGCGTGGCAAGGTTCTGCTGGTTTTAACAAAGGCATCTTGGCGGCTGAATTAGTTGGCTTAGATCAAGATATTGACCTTTATGCCAACTTTGTAATGCTCAATGGCGCAAAACCAAGTGGTATGTTCATTACGGATAACGTAATTCCTGATGGCAAATACAAAGAGATCGCAGCGCGTCTAAAAGAAGCGTGGACAAGCATGACAGGCAGTCAGCAGACCGACCCAAGCAAGCCAGGCCAAGGTATGTTGTTAGACCAAGGCATGAAGTACGAGCCACTAAAGATGCTTACCTTGCAAGACGCTGATTTGGCTAACCTTAAAAAGCAAACCATGAAACGTATTTGCGGTTTGTATGGCGTACCGCCAGCAATGTTGCATATTGACGATCAAAAATACAACAACACCCAAACCATGATGGATGAATTCTATAAATCCACTATGTACCCGATTGTTGTGAACCTTCAGCAAAAATTGAAGCAGTCTTTGTTTAAAGGCTACCCAAATTTATGTATAGAATTTGATGTACAAGATTTCCTAAAAGGCGCACCATTAGACCAGATGAATTATGTGGTGGCTGGTGTAAATGCAGGAATCATGACCCCTAATGAGGCGCGTGAGTATCTTGGAAAGTCAAATATTGACGGTGCGGATGAGTTAATGACCAAGAAATCAGATGGCCCAATTGCAGGTACTAGCCCACAAGATACTGGAGGCGGTGGCGGCAATCAAACCAAAAAAATGAACATTGGTAAATAAAAATGTCCGTTAGTTTTGATTTAATGGTAGCATTGCTCACTAAATACAAGGCAAAATCTGTCCCCAAGCGCGGCAGACCATTGACTACAATAAAAGACATAGATCGTTCTAAAGTCGATGAGGTAATCCATGACGCAAAACTTGATGATGGTATGCGAAGCAAAATTGGTTCTGGAGAACCAAGGCAACGAGCCAACAGGCAAAATTGAAGCTGTTGTAACTACTTGGGGTGCGCGTGAAGGCGCAGACGGTAGACGCTTTAATTATCAGCCTGAAGCCTTTATGGATTGGGCAGAAGCCTTTACTAAAGAAGGCCGACCACTTCCAATGTTTGTAAACCATGATGCAGACGCTATTCCTGTTGGCGAATGGACTGCATTTGAGTTTGACGATAAAGGTATGTCCGCACAAGGACGTATCTACATGAATACAACAAGTGGCAAAGACTTGTATCAAGTTATGCGCGAATCGCCCAATATGTTTGGCGGCGTTTCTGTTGGCGCATACGCTGAAGAATACATGATGGTTGACGCAGATGGCGAACCAGACCAAAGCGATGAGGCATATTTCCAAATCACAAAAGGTGGTTTGCGCGAAGTGTCGGTCGTGATGTACCCAAATAACCCAGAGGCAGGTGTTCAGAAGCTGGAGTTTTTCCGCGCTGATGGCACTGCTGATTTAAAAGTTTTGGAACGGGCGTTGCGCGATGCAAACCTGTCTAAAAAAGATGCGGTCACAGCCGCATCTATCTTCAAGAAAGTAATGGAACAGCGTGAAGCCCCTGCACCTATTGAAAATGCGCCCCAACTGAGCGACTCAGATGTGGATGTGACCGAAAGCGAGATTCTTAAAGCCTTGAATGAGCGCGAGATTCTCAAAACTCTTAATTCCCGACTGAAAGGTTAATCATGTCAAAAGAAATCATTGAAAAACTGGACGCAATCGAAGCAACCAATGTTGCCAAGATTGAAGAAGTTACTAGCCAAACTCAAGCCGCTATCGAAGCCGCTAAAGCCGAGTTTGACGAAAAAGTGTCTGCATTGGAAGCTAAAGTTGCTTCTGTGCAAGCCCCCGCAATCATCAAAATCGCTAAAACAGTTCGCAGCGATGTGAACCGTTCTGTTAAAGAGCAACTGACTCAGTTCTACAAAGCCAACAACCGTGTGGAAAAAGAATTGAAGATGTTTGCCGATGACAGCCAATATGATGCTTACTTGAAAGAAGCCTCTGCATTGACCGCTGGCGGTGATGGCAAAGGTGGTCGTACAGCGTATGACCCTACCTTTGTTGCTTTGCGTTTGGCTAACCCTATGCGCGGCATTTCTCGCACTGTGGCTACCGATGGTTCTAGCTATCAATTCCGTGTCAAAACTGGCAATGCTGGTGCTGCATGGGGCTATAGCATCCAGAACAACGGTGCAACCACTACTGAAGACACAACAATTTGGCAATTGGTTTTGCAAGACTTGAACGTACAATTCCCAATCCGTACTGCGGCATTGGACGATATTGACGGTCTGGAAGCAAACGTGGTTGACGATATGTTGGTTGAGTTTGCACAATCCGAAGCCCTGTCGATGATTCAAAACAACGACCAAGCTGCACAATCTGCTGGCAACCCTTACGGCGGCACTAACGGCTTGCGCGGTCTTGACCAATACGCAGGTGCTAACAGCACTTACACTGGCGGTACATCTTCCACAGCGGCATTTGGCACAACTGGCACTGGTTCCTCAAGCGGTTTGCACAGCTTGGCTACTTATGACCAATTGACTTCTAACGTCAACACTGTGGGCGCTAACGCAATCACATACAAAGACGTTATCAACACAATCTACGCCTTGCCACAACAATATTGGACTCCTAACACCAAATTCATGGTGAACCCAATCTTGGCACAAGCAATCCGTGGTCTGCAAGATACCAACGGTCGTCCAATCTTCAACTCTGTTGAATCATTGAACCCCGATGGCATCATTGGTCAGATGTTGGGCTTTGACGTTGTGATGAACAAGTATTTGGACAACCCATCGCAAGCTACAGTCGGTGCTGCTGGCACAACCAGCCTGTACCCAATGTATTTTGCTGATTGGTCGCGTTTCCACACAATCGTTGATCGTTTGAACATGGTTATGCGCCGTTACGACCAGACATTGCCAGGCTACATCACCTTCTTCGGTGAGAAGCGTTTGGCTACATCTGTGCGTGACCCTAACGCTGGTGTGCGCTACCGAAGCACAGGCACAGCAAACTAAAAATTGCCTTAAGGTGGGGGGAGAAATCCTCTCACCTTTTTTCAAGATGTTTTATACATACATTCATTTTCGTAAAGATTCTGGAGTACCTTTTTATATAGGAAAAGGTCAAAATAATCGTCTTTTTACGAAAACGAAAAGAAATACATATTGGAAAAATATTGTAAAAAAACATGGATTTAATGCTGAAATTTGCAGTAATTGGAAAACAGAACATGAAGCGTTAGAGCATGAAAAATTTTTAATTGCTTGTTTTAAGGATATTGGAATACCATTGGTAAACATGACAGATGGCGGTGAAGGAACATCTGGTTGGATTCCAAGTGAAGAATGGAGAAAGAAAAAAAGCAAATCACAAAAAGAAAATTTTGTGAATCCAATGTTGAATGAAAAAAGTAAAATTAAACAAATAAATTCAAGATTAGGAAAATCACATTCTGAACAACATAAGATAAATATTGGTAAAGCAAGTCTCGGAAACAAAAGTAGAACAGGCTTAAAAAATTCAGTTGCATCTAATTTAAAAAGAGCAATTACCATGAAAGCAATTTGGGAAGCTAAAAAATTGTCCACCAAGGAAAAACCATGACCATCACCGAAAACATCCTCACAGGCATTAAGCAAACACTAGAGACAGGCGATCAAGTCAAAATTGACTTACGCGAAGCGTCTGCAATCACAGGCTCTGGTAATGGGGTTGGTGGTCGCACTTATTTTGATGATGCATTTGCCGCTTTGCGTATTGCTAACCCAATTCGCAAATTTGCAAGGGTAATCCCTGCATCTGGTTCAAGCGTTCAGTTTGTAGCTAAGACGGGTAATGCCGCAAGCCCAACTAATCCTTGGACATACACTTTTACGCCTAACACTGGCTCGCCAGATACCGACACAAGCATTTGGCAGTTGCCAACTCGCGTGATCACGGCTCAATTGCCAATCCGATCAGCGGTAATGTCTGATGTGAACTATTTGAACGAAACAATCGTAGAAGATTTGGCTATGGAATTTGCGTCTATTGAAGGCGCATCAATGGTTTTAAACAACGATCAAGCTGGTTCTGTAACCACTACAACAGGCGGTACAAACGGCTTGCGTGGCTTGAATTTCTACACAAGCGCGGCGGCTTCTGCTTATGGCACAAGCGGCAACGCAATTACTGATGGCATACACTCAATTGCTACAGTGACACAAGGCGCGGCGGCTATTACGTATTCCGACCTTACTGACATGGCGCGTCTGTTCCCGCCACAGTATTGGAATTCGCCAAATGTGGCTTGGATGATGCACCCACAGACAATTCACAATTTGCGTAACCTTGGCGGCGCTGCTGTCATTAAACAATTTGCTGAAGTTGGCGATGGCGATGGCGGTGCAGTCACGCATATGTTTGGATTCCCTGTTATTCCTAACTCCAACATAAGTTTGGTAGGTGCAGGTAATTTCAGCGTCTACTTGGCAGACTGGTCGCGCTTTATGACGATTGCCGATGTGGAAGAAATCACCGTTCAGGCAATGGAACAAACAACGCCTGGCTTTGTAACTTTATATGCTGAGAAGCGTTTAGTGTCAACTGTTCGTGACCCGTTTGCTGGTATTCGTTTAGTCGGGGTTTAATCATGCCTGTTGACGCAATAGGCTACTTGAACTACGGAGCGCCTTCGCGCAATCCGTTTAACTACGCAAAGTTTGAACAGATTTCGCGTGATTCGGCAACGCCTTGGTTGACGATGGCAGAGATAACTAACCAGTTAAACCTGTTTGACGATACCAGCCAAGACGATTACCTTTATGGCCTTGAATTGGCGACTAGACAAGCAATTGAGGATTACCTTGGGTTATCTATCTTCCCTACCTCGTATCGCGTTTGGTACAACTCTGCCAGCTTGTATGGCGTTCCACTAACTCTGGATTTGCCAGAAGTTAGCCAGAACTTTAACCCTACGCAAGCAGGTGTGACGATCAATGCGGTTAAGTATTGGACGCAAGGCACAATCCCTGTGCTGACAACGGTTTCTGCAAGCACTTACTATTACGACCCATCGGGTAATAAAGTAGTGTTGCAAACGCTGCCCACAGACTTAAATTCAAGCATGACAAGCCCTGTGTATTGTGAATACACAACGGCGGCAAACCCAATCTCTAACTACCCTGTGGTCAAGCAAGCGGCATTGTTGTTATTGACGCATCTATACAACAACCGTAGCGAGACAACGGATAACCAGTTAAAGAGCATTCCGTTTGGCGTTTCTACTTTGCTTCGCCCGTACAAACCATTGGTGATGTAAATGGCAATTGCTCGCTTTGAAAATATCACCGTAAATAACTTAACCTTTGGGAAAAGTGATTTCGGTGAGCAAAGCACAACGCAGACCTTATGGTTTGCTACGCGCGCGCGTGTTCATTCTGTTGCTAACAATGTAAGGATTTCCGATAAATATCGTGTTTATTCGGACATTGTTAACTTCACTTTGAACTACACGCCCAACACAAAAATGATGGTTGATAACCAAAACCTGTATTCAATTAATTGGCGCGGGTTTGATTGGCGTATTGATAATGTGCGGGAATCAGATGATCGCATGACGGTAACGATTCTTTGCGTTCGCAACGACCCTGTGGTGGCTGTCTAATGGCACAAATGAACCCCGTTCAGTATGGCAAAGCAATCCAGTATCAACTGGAACAGATCGTCACGCCTGTGCCTGTATATGCGGCTTTTAACCGCAACTTTGCAACGCAACCTAAGTTCATTACTTGGATGCTTCGCAATGTCCACCAACCTGTTTACACGGGTACATATCAATCCGTAAAAGGTATTGATACGCCAGTATTTCAAATCTCAATATACACGCAAGCAATTGAAGATGGATTTACAATTTCAAATTCAATACTACAATCATTGCATGGATATAGCGGCTTGTTTGGAGGCGCTGTAAACGGGTTCTATATTGCCAAGGCAGATGTGCAGTGGCTTTATAATTCATACGACAACACAGACAAATTGGCGCAGATTTTTCTGGATTGCACAATTGACGTACCAACATAAGATAATTTCACAACTTTTTTTGAAGGAAAATCAAAATGGCATTACCTACCAAAATCTTACCAGGCTTTTCAGCAACGCTGTACGCACAACCGTCAGCGACCCCAACGCCATTGACCGTTGCTAACCTTTCTGTTTACGCAAGCGTAAGCGCATTGGCTATCTCTGGCAACTTAGTGCCTGTAGAAGCAATCCCTGCATTTGGTCAAGATGATGCTGTTGCTTCTTTCGGTGTTGCTGGTTCGCGTCAGTCTGACAAAATCCCAACACAGTCTGCCCCAACAAGCATGACGATCACTGCGGCTTGGAACCCAAGCGACACAGTTTTGTTGTTGTTGCGCGGCGATGCTTACAACGGCACTATTGATCGCACTTTCGTAATCTCTGCTACCGATGGCACTGGAATTGTTAACTACGCTTTCAACGGTCGCGTGAGCCAGTGGCAAATCGACAGCCAGCCAGGTGCGGAAGCCAAAGTGACTTTCACAATCCACCCTCGCGGCAACCAGTACGGCTGGACTGCAAGCACCTAATATGGCAGACCTTAAACAAGTGCTGGCAGAAATGACCAGCAGCTATGTTAGCCTTGATGTTTTGGCCCGAAGCCAGAACGTCAACGCTAATGATGTGGCAAAAGCAATCGCCAAGGCAGACCCCGATTCTGCTGAGATGGTTGCTTTGCAATCATTGGCTAAGTGGAATCCTGTGCAGGTAGCTGTGCAAGAGGAAACCCCTAAAGATGCAGATTAAAGACTCAAACGACTTGCTTGGCTTTCTTGTGAACCAAGCGGAAACGGGAAACAAGCAATGGTTTGGGTTCTTGCAACAAAAGATTATCGGCATTACGTTGGCACACCAAATCGCAGCTAACCATGCCGATAAGCTAACACCAGAACAAGTGGTGGATTACGTCATTGATTTAAACAACGAAATATTTAACCGCCTTATCAGCAAAAAATCATGACAACCACAAAAGTCGAAGTAACTGGACTAAGCGATGCCTTGGCAGTCTTTGACGAACTTGCAGACGAGATTGGCGACAAGAAAGCTAGAAGCAAGGTTTTAGTTCCAGCAGCGCGGGAAGCTATGAAACCAGTTTTACAATCAGCTAGGATACTTGCACCTAAAGACACTGGCGACCTATCTAGGACGCTTCAGATAGAGGCTAGAAGGCCCAACAAGCGCGATCAGCGGTCTAAGTACGCAAGCCCAACAGATACCGTCATTGCTTTGGTAACAACTAAGGCTTTCCCTAAAAAGAAACGCAAAGAGTTTTACGAAGAAAACAAAGCCTTGTATGCGTCAGATACAAAAGCCTATAAAAAGAAATTTAAGGAATATGCCTTGTCAATTGGCTTTCCTTATGACGCAAGGGCAATAGCACAGGAGTTTGGGTCTGCACATAACGGAGCGCACCCATTCATGAGGCCAGCATTGGAGTCAAACGCTACTGCTGTGGCTAACAAACTTGGTGAGATAATCGGCAGACGCTGTGAGGAATTCAGAGCGAAAAACATGAAATAACAGGAAAAAACATGACAAAACTAGCATCACTTCTTGGTAGCCAATACGAGAGCAAACGTAAAGGCTTGTTTATCCGTCAGTTTGAATTGGGCGGCTATACCTTCAAGGTCAAAGTGCCTACTGTGGCTGAATCAGACGCTATGTATGAGCGCATCCAAAGCCCCACAGAAAAGGCAATTGAAGAAGCCTATGCCGAGATCGCCAAGCCCCTTATGCAGTTCAAAGGTCAAGAGACTGAGGAATTTGTTTTCTTAGAAAATGACATTCTGGTCAATGGTCGGTCTTTGCGCGAGACTGCCAAAATGAAGCTGACAACGCAAAACAGGATTACCGAGTTTGTCAAACTGCTAATTCCAGAAGCAGAAGGCGATTCGCTGTCTGACCTGACCTATAAAGAGATTGAGGAAGAATTCCCAATGTCGGTTCAGATCGCCCTGCTAGAAAAGATTTCAGAAGCTATCAGCCCAAGCTACAAGGAATCGCGGGGAAACTAATTGGCTCATTGAGGAAACAGGTCGAAATTGCAATGATCTTCAATGGGCATACACACGACACTTTGGCAGATATAGACGATGTAACTATGTCTCAACTGCAAACCATGTATGCCGATGGGCTGGTTGGCAACAGTGGGGTTTTAGAGGTGCTTGGTACGCTGACCGCTGGCGTGTTTAATTACATGAGAGCGCCAAATTCTAGCCCTTATAAACTAGCCAACATTTTGGGTAATGCGTATGATTACATCTATCCACCATTGAGTGAGCAAGACAAAAAAGCATCTGTGAACAACAGTTTGCTTGCTTTTATGACACAAGCGCCAGGCTTCCAACAAGATAGGTTTAAACATGGCTAATACGATTGCAAGATTAGGCGTTCGCCTTGGCATTGATAGCGCCGAATTCACAAAAGGCATTGAGGCTGCTAAGAAAGACCTGTCTAATTTTGCATCGGCGGCTACCAATTACGCAGCGGTAGCATCTGCCGCATTTACCGCAATGACCTTTAAGGCGTTGCAGTTTGCAGACTCTATTGCTGATGTAGCCAAAGCAAACGATGTAGCAATTAGCACCGTCCTTCAGTTAAGTTCTGCCCTACAACAAAACGGCGGCAACGCTGAGAACGCCAGCAAGATGCTGTCGGCTTTTACGGCTTTTGTAGACAAGGCGGCAAGCGGTTCTTTTGAGGCACAAAAGGCATTCCAAGACGTTGGTGTAAGTCTAAAAGACATTGGCACATTGGATATGGAATCCTTGATGTCAAAAACGCTGGCTGGTCTTAACAAGATGCCAGACACATTGACTCGCAATGCAAGAGCAATGGATTTTTTCAGTAAAGCGGCTAAAGGCGTTGACATAGCTGGCTTGGCTGATGACATGGGCAAAGTGTCAACAATTACTGATAAGCAAACAAAATCTATTGAAGATGCTGCAAAGGCTTGGGATTTATTAGAGAAAACTACAAGAGATGCAATGGTGACATTCACCGCTTTCATTGGTACGCCAATGCTAAAGATGGCTGAATATCTCAATGAATTGCCTACATACATTAACAAGGCGACTATTGCTTTTCAGCGCATGGGCGATACGATTAGTTTTATTAATCGTTTGCAAGCCGCTGTGATCATGAAAGATTATGTTGCTTTAAAACAGATTGCAGAAGATTACAACAAAATAAAAGAAAATATTGAAAGCAAGGCTGGTGCAGATAATTATCTGTATGACAATCCAACTTCTCCAATAATTTCAAAAGATACAAGCGAAAAACGCAAAACAAAATTAGGCGTAGACCCAGAGGCGGTCAAAGCAGAAGCATTAAGACAACAGCAAATTCGTTTTAATATTTCACAGCGTCAGCGCGAAGGTAAAGAGATTGAAGACAACACCAAGCGTATGGTTGAGCAATTTGCAACGGAAAGTTTGCGTCAAGATGCTTATGCAAGAACTTTAAAAGATAAGCAAGCAGAGTTTGAGTTGGATATTGCTGGCAAGCAAATGCGTGAGGAAGATGTACGCCTTGCAAAAGACTTATTGCAAATTGAAAGCAATCGTGCTGAAAAAATAAGAGACATTAAACTGAACAATGATCTAAACCTTGCGGCGCAAGAGCAACTAATTGATAGAGAAAACCAACTAGCAAACGAAGCAGAGCGACTAGCAAGGGCTAGAAACGAAGCCACAAGGGGATTGCGCGAAGGCACATTAGAGCAAGGCTTTGGCATGGCGATGGAAGAATATTTCCGTAATGCCGCTACTGCAATGGAGCGTGGACAGCAAATCTTTACTTCTGTCATTGGCAACATGGGCGCTGCAATAGATAACTTTGTGCGAACTGGAAAGTTTGCATTCAAAGACTTTGCTAGAAGCATCATTCAAGACATTATTGCTATTCAACTAAGAGCGCAAGCTACACAACTTTTAGGCATGGCTTTTTCTGGCTTTGGCGGCAAGTACACGCCAGGCTCTAGCAGTTTTGTCGGCCCAATGCCACAAGGCTTTGCTGATGGCGGTTCACCACCTGTAGGCGTTGCTTCACTTGTTGGAGAGCGTGGCCCTGAATTGTTTATTCCAAAAACAGCAGGAACAATCATTCCAAACAATTCACTTGCTAGTGCTATGGGTGGCGGTCAAACAATCAATTACAACGGCCCTTACATTGCCAACATGAGCGCTATTGATACACAGTCAGCAACACAATTTTTGTCAAAGAATAAACAAACGATATGGGCGGTCAACCAATCCGCACAGCGTTCTTTACCTGTGAGCCGATAATATGAGCCTACAAACTATCCTATCAATTTGCGAGTATGTCGGCATCAACGATCAACGGTTTGTTGGTCAGACTGTTAGCCGCAACCAAAAGATCATCACATCTGAATTGCTTACTGTAGTTCCGTTTGCTTTTGACATGAAGCCAATGAATTACCTTTTATATTCTCAAAATCGCGGAACATTAAATAGTTTACGAATTGCTGACAAATCCCTTGAACAATATTTAAATTTTGGCTCTACTGGTTGGGTAAATTACATCAACTACCAAGGCGATATGACTTCAGGTCAAATTGCCGCTTGTCAATGGCAGACTTCAAGCGCCAATAAAGTTCTGGTGCTTGGTAATCTTCCTGCAATTTCATCCTCTGCTTACATTGTGCGCGTGGGTGACTTTTGCCAAGTTGGTCGATATTCATATATTGCAACTGCTAATGTTCAGCGTGGTGGCGGTTCTACTGTAAACATTCCAGTACATAGAAACTTGATTGCTACATTGGCAAGCCCAGTAAATGCTGTGATTGGTCAATACGGCACAACCGCTTCGCTTGGTGGCTCTACTTATACGGGAATCACATTTCCAGTTGTATTGCGTGAATACCCTACATATACGCTTGTTCCAATGACCAATGATTCTTTCTTGCAATGGTCTGGCACATTCAAAGCCTTTGAAAGCGTACTATGAACGTAATCACGCCTGTTGATGGAACAAATAATATTAGGTTTGCGGACTTTATCCGTATTACTACCCCAAGTGCAACTTATCGTTTTACCACTGCGCCAAACAACATTACGGTTTCTGCTGTAGATGCTACTGCTTTTGATGCCGTTGGAGTCTTGATTAAGGTAGGAGAGGCGCAGCGCGACATTAAGAGTACAGCCAATGAAACGTCTGTATCAATGACAGGAATTGACACGGCAATGTTGGGTTGGGTTCTTGGTCAAAATGTCAAAGGCTCACAGATTGAAATGTGGCATGGTTTTTTTGACACAAACGGGGCGTTGATTACAACTGGTGGCTCTGGTGGCCTATATCAGTTTTTTAACGGCTTCATTAATTCATTCTCTATTTCTGAACAATGGATGGAAGAAGTCAGAATGTATGTCGGCACAATTTCTGTTTCAGCATCATCAATCCAACTGATTCTTCAAAATCGTCAAGCTGGTCGATATACCAATAACAACTCATGGCAGTTTTACAACGGTGGTGATACTTCAATGAATCGTGTGAGTTTTATTGAAACAATCAATTACCAATTTGGCAAAGGTGCAAATGCGAATTCGTGACGCATCACCGTTTGACATTCCAGCTTTACTGGATATGCTTCGGCGCTACAGAAAATTAACGCCATTGCCTTTTTTGGCAGAAGCTGATGATGCCGAGTATGTGACCCGTTTACTGACTGAATTAATGGCTGGCAAGGGGTTGGTATTGGTTGCGGAAAATGAAAGCATTGTAGGTATGCTGATAGCCTCAATTGCGCCTAGCATTTGGTCGCCAAAGCACCTTTTGATGACTGAAATGGCATATTGGGTTGAGCCTGAATCCCGTGGTGGGACTGCTGGTTACAGATTGTTATCAGAATACCAACAGCGTGGCACAGCAATGAAAAAAGAAAACAGAATCTCAAATTACTTAATTAGTAAAATGAGCAACAGCCCGAATCTTCAATTCCAGAAGTTCGGATTCGACAAACTAGAAGAATTTTGGGTGGCCTAATATGCCTGGTTCATTAATTGTCGCTGAGTTAGGACTTGTTGGGTTTCAAGCCGTTGCTACTGCTTTTGCCATTAATATGGTGGCATCTGCTATAGTGTCTAAGGCTTTGGCTCCTGATGGCCCAAACATGGGGGCTACGGCAACAAGCCCTAACCCTGGCAGTCGCGCCCAAGTTGCCCCTGCTGGCGATAATAAAGTACCAGTTGTTTATGGTTCTGCTTACGTTGGCGGCATTGTTACTGATCTAAGCATTACTAGCGATAACCAAAATCTGTATTACGTTTTAGCGTTATCAGAAGTCACCAATACAGAAACTGGTGGAGCGCCAGACACATTTACATTTGGTGATGTGTATTGGGGCGGCAAAAAAGTAATTTTCAATGGCACAGATCAATACAAAGTAGATTCTTTGTTAGATGAATCAACAGGTTTATACGATACATCTGTTGCTGGTAAATTGGAAATTTACACATATAGAAACGGCTCTGGTTCTCCAACAAACTCAAGTTTTAGCGCCATCACAGTAATGCAAGACCCTGATCTTGTTTACCAGTGGGATTCTAATAAATTAATGAGCAATTGCGCTTTTGCAATTATCAAAATTACTTATAGCCAAACAGCAAACCTTACAGGTTTACAGCCTACAAAGTTTCAATTGACAAACAGCCGCTACAAGCCAGGCGATTGTTTCTTGGATTATTTAACTTCTGATCGGTATGGCGCAGCTATCCCATTGGCTTCAATTAACACAACAAGCCTGACTGCGTTAAATACATATTGCGATCAATCTTTTACCTATACAACGTATAGCGGCACAACCACAACGCAAACACGTTTTAGGTTTGATGGAACCGTAGATACCGTTCAACCAGTAATGTCAAATCTTCAATTGATGGCGGCTTGCTGTGATTGTTTAATTAAATATAACGAAATCACAGGGTTGTGGGGTGTAATTGTTCAGACACCAACCGTTGTGCCTGTAATGGACATTAATAACTCAAACATGGTGTCTGCTATTCAGATAACGCCAATTGATATTTCATCAAGCTACAACATTGCAGAAGTAAAGTTCCCCAACAGCACAAATCAAGATTCGTTCAATTCTGCTGTGTTTGATCTAGCAGTTGTTGACCCTTCTTTGCTTTATCCAAATGAACCAGTAAACAAACAAACAATTAGCCTTCCATTAGTAAATAATAGTGTTCGCGCTCAATATCTTGCTAATCGTTTCCTTAAAGCGGCAAGAGAAGATTTGCAACTTCAATGCGAAATCAATTATTCTGGCTTGCAATTAGAAGCTGGTGATGTAGTTACTGTTACTAATTCAAACTACGGTTGGACAGCAAAACAATTCCGCATTAACAAGGTAACTGAAAAATTTGCCGATGATGGCTCAATTACTGTAGCTTTGGCTTTGTCAGAGTTTAACGCTGCTGTTTATGATGATGTTTCAATCACTCAATTTACGCCAGCACCAAACACAGGAATTGGCGACCCTCTGTTTTTTGGCACATTAACAGCGCCAACAATTACTAACCTTCAGCCAAGCATTACCAACCCGTCATTTAGCGTATTGGTAACTTCTGCAAGTTCTGGCATCACGCAATATGCGGAGATTTGGTATTCGGCTTACGCTTCACCGACAGACGCACAGCGTATCTTTGCTGGTACGACTTCGGTAAACCCAGGCGGCAATCCGTTTAATCCAAGCGCCAGCATGGGCAACGTCACGCTTTCAAACATTCCAAGCGGCGATTGGTATTTTTCTGTCCGTATGGTCAACGCGCTTGGTTCTAGCATCTTTTCGCCATCATCTAGCGTATTGCGCTGGAGGCCAACAACTTTCCAATACACCGAGCGTTATGTTGTTGTGGCTTATGGTGACGACCTAAGCGGAACTAATCTTTCTGCAAGTCCCCGTAATAAATCCTATTACGGTTTGCTAAATTCATCCGTATCTAACTTTTCAAGCAATCCTGCTGATTACACATGGTACTTAGCACAGCCTACATTTGGAACTTCTGTTTATCTTTTGTTTAGCAATCGCACAGGTCGCAAGTTTAGTTTTGCCTCTGGCTTTGGCGAATACGCAGCGGGGTCTGGTCAATTTGTGCCATTAACAACAGGGACTTATGACCCTTCAATTTGGAACGCGCTAGAAGACGGGGTTAATGCAATTGATCTTGATGTGCGTACTGGGCAATTGATTGAAACAGGGACTACGACTATTGGCGCAGGTGAGATTGCAATTGCTAACAATGCAAACGGAAAAGTTGTTGCGTCTCTTGCTCAGTTATTGGATTTTGGCGCAGGTGTTCAAACCTTAACTGGTTCTGCATCAACTGTAACCATTGACATTTATGGTCGTGTGCTTGGCTTTACAACGCCAGATGGCTTTTATTACACAAGGTATAACGCAGTTGCTACTGCTGGTCAAACTGTATTTACACCAACTGCAAGACAAGCCAACTACATTACTGGAATGGATTTGGTTTTCCAAAATGGAATGTTGCTTGATACAACCGAGTACACCGAAAACAGCACAACTGTGACATTAAGCAACGCTTGTGCCGTGGGTGACAACGTATCTATTATTTCCATGAGAGCAATTGCACAAGGTAATACATATATTAGCCTTGCTATTACAGTTCAATCGGTTGCTTCGGCAACAGTAACATATACATCATTGCCATATCAAAACATTGTGGCTGGTGATGTTCACACTTTCTTAAATACTGGAACGCCTACGCAATACACGGTATCTTCATACAACGCAGCAACAAGCCAGATCACTTACACAACTACAGTAACAAGTGTTTCTGCGGGTCAAACAATTTATGAATATCGGGCAAATGGCACAAGTTACAGGCCGTTCAGCCGTTGGACTGCATCAATTTCTTCTGTGTCTACTTACACCCCAACCACATGGGCGTTGCATAGCGGATTTGAAAAAATATATTTAAACGGCGCGTCAGTCAATGATCAAGACTATGACTTGATTTCTGGCGCAATTACCAATTTTCCAGCCGCAGCCACAGGGCTTTTAACGCTTATACAATTTGCAGAAAACAACCAAACGATTCCAATTGGCAATCAACAAAGCGTTGCAGTTAATACGGTAGTTGGCGTTTCCACATACAACTACAATTTTGACCAAAATGCTTTTGAGTTGTACAACAACGGCGCTTTACAAATCATCACTTCAGATTACACTCAGGGTTCAAGTTCGTACACGTTGACCACAACACCAACAACTACTTTGAACTTACTTCAACAAACGACATATACACGCACAGGAGCCGCTTAAATGACTCAAGCCTTTAACCTTTCGCAGTTAGCGAATAACACCAACACAACTGGTCAGATTAACGCTGATACAGCTATTTACAACACGGTTAACGTGGCAAATGGCGGAACAAACCTTTCTGCTACTCCTACTAACGGGCAATTGCCTATTGGTAACGGAACTGGCTATGCTCTAGCAACACTTACTGCTGGAACTGGAATTGGCATTACCAACGGTGCTGGAACAATTACTATTACTAATTCATCTGCTGGAGGTGCAAGTGGACAGGCTTTTACTTCATCTGGCACTTTTACAATTCCCACAAACGTAACTGCATTAAAAGTCACTGTTGTTGGTGGTGGTGGCGGTGGCGGTAGTGGAACAACAAATACTTGCGGACAGGCTGGAGCTGGCGGTGGTGGCGGAGCCACGCTTATCAAATATTTAACTGGGCTAACTTCCGGCAACACGCTAGCGGTAACTGTTGGCTCTGCTGGTGCTGGTGGTACTAACGGTGGAACTGGTGGGACGTCTTCTGTTGCATCTGGAACACAGTCCATCACAACATTAACTTGCACTGGGGGTAGCGGCGGCGCTACTAATGGGTATGCAACATATGTAGCCGGTGGAACAGCTACAAACGGCGATTTAAATGTGCCAGGGGGCGCTGGTATTCCTACCGGCGGTTTTGGCCAATACGGTGGTACTTCTGGACTTGGATATGGTGTAGGTGGTTTTGGAGCAACAATAACGTCAAATACAGCACGCGCTGGGTCAGGGTATGGTGGTGGTGGTGGTGGTGGATGGACTGGGGTTGGCGCGGCTGGTGCTGGTGGTATTGTAATTTTTGAATGGTAAGAGTTAGCTATGAAAGCACTTATTGCATCTAACGAACTTCGTGAAACAGGCTACCGTGTGGCTCAAGTCGAGCTTGACGCAAACATTTTTGGTGTTGCGGATATTTTGTTTTGGGTTGATTGCGCCAACAATGTTGTAGCTGACCAGTTTTGGTATGACCCCGCTGACCAAACAATTAAGCCTATACCAGTTCCAGAACCTCAGGTACAGCCTACAACCCAAGGCGCTCAAACTTTGTGATGATTCAGGCAATCCCTTTTGTTCATCAAGTTACCTATGACGGTGCAACTTTAAATGTGTATCACGCAAACAAAGGTCAAGGGTTGCCTCGCCATGAACACGCTTACGCTCATCTGACTATGTGCCATGCAGGTTCGTGTTTGGTTACTAAAGAAGGCAAGTCAATCACAATGACCAAAGACACTCAGCCTGTTAACTTGCTTGCAGACGGGTGGCATGAAATTGAGGCTTTGGAAGACGGTACAGTGTTTGTAAATGTATTTGCAGAAAACAAGTATTGACGTAAAATAAACCATAAGACAAGACTTCGTAGCCCTGTGAGTACATAGGGAGCGTCACAACCTGAGTACAGGGAAAGTTATGGCTATTTTTTCTAAAAACACTCTGACGCAAGTGTCAGGGTTTGACAACCAGATCATCTCTGGTGAACTTGTCTACAACCAAAAAACATTTTGGAATCTGGCACTAGCCACAGAAGGTGTGCCAATTGATTTGACAGGCGCAACGATTGACGCACAGATCATTCGCAGACAAATCTCAAACTTAGTAGATACCCGATACGGGCTAAGTTTTGACATTGCTGACTACACAGTTTCAACACCAATCGCTGTCAACCTTACGATTGCTAATCGTGTGGACGCTGCTGGCACTTTTACCTTGGTGATTGATGAATCAGCTTGGTCTGTGCTGTCAACTGACCCACAGTTAGACATTAACGCAACTAGCCCTGTAGCGTTTAGTGGTCGCATCAAGATTGCATATCCAGCCGCAGGGACAACGCCAGCACAAGATTCAATCATCTTTTTGCTGTTCTTGGTTCGTTCTGATGGAGTTGTAAATTGATATGGCAACACAACTCAGCATCGCAAAAGGCAGTCCTTCTGATGTAAATCTAACTGTCAATCAGATTGATGTAACGGTTGGCGGTCAAAACAACATCAATGTTGAAGTAACGCCATTACCAACACAGACAATCAATATTGATAGAAACATCACAGGCCCAACAGGGCCAACTGGCCCTACGGGGCCAACTGGTTCTCAAGGTGTAACTGGCCCTACAGGTTCTGTTGGCGCAACTGGCCCTACTGGTGCAATTGGCCCAACTGGGGCTGCTAGTACCGTTGCTGGCCCTACTGGACCTACTGGCTCACAAGGTATTCAAGGCGCAACAGGCCCAACAGGTACACAAGGCCCTACGGGGCCAACTGGTGCAACTGGTTCTACTGGCCCTACAGGGCCAACAGGCGTTCAAGGTAACACAGGAAACATTGGCCCAACTGGTTCGCAAGGCATCCAAGGTATTCAAGGCGTACAAGGCATCCAAGGGCCAACTGGCCCAACAGGTAATATTGGCTTAACTGGCGCAACTGGGCCAACTGGAACAACGGGTGCAGTCGGCCCAACGGGGCCAACAGGCGCACAAGGTGCAGATGGCAATTCGTCTTCATTTTTCCAATACCAAGCAGACACAACCAAAACAAGCGGAACGCCAAACAGCGGTGATGTTTATTGGAACAACGCCACACAGACTTTAGCAACTCAAATTGTTTTTAGCCATCTAACTTCAAACGGCATTGACGTTGACATATTTTTAGGCGCGTTGAAGGTCAACGACATTATTGTTTTACAAGATGCAAACAATTCTTTGAACTACCAGAAATGGACTGTCAACGGAACGCCGATTATTGTTGATAACGTGTCTGTGACTTTCCCTGTTGCTTTAACCACATCGGCAGGAACAGGCACAACTGGTTTTGCAAACAACCATCAATTGATCGCTGTATTGCAGACCATTGGTCTTCAAGGCCCAACAGGGCCTACTGGCGCTACAGGCGCGGCATCTACCGTTGCTGGCCCTACAGGTGCAACAGGTTCAACAGGTGCGACAGGCCCAACAGGTTCACAAGGAATCCAAGGCCCAACTGGGCCACAGGGCGTTCAGGGTATTCAGGGCATTCAGGGTGACGTTGGGCCAACTGGCCCTACTGGAAGCATTGGTAGCACTGGCGCACAAGGCCCTACGGGGCCAACTGGTGCTGACTCTACGGTAGCTGGCCCGACAGGGCCAACAGGAGCCGCTGGAAGCGTTGGCCCAACTGGGCCTACAGGTTTGACAGGCAATACTGGCCCAACTGGGCCTACAGGTGCTGGAAATAATATTGCTGTTCAAGATGAAGGTGTAACACTTTCATCTGCCGTGACCAGTATTGATTTTACAGGCGCTGGTGTTACAGCAACAGCGATAGGAAGTGCTATTTCTGTTGCTATTGCTGGCGGTGGCGGCGGCAGTAGTGTTGACATTCAAGAATTTAAAACGGCTGGCACATCTACATGGACAAAACCTTCGGGCGCTAAATTAGTCTATGTTGTTTGCATTGGCGGTGGTGGCGGTGGAGGTTCAGGTTATCGTCAATCCGTTTCAGATACAAACCCTGCCGTTGGTGGTTGCGGGGCGGGTGGTGGTGGTCGCATTGAAATGTGGCTTCCGGGAGTTTCTTTAGGAGGCACTGAAACTATTACTATTGGTTCTGGTGGAACTGGTAATGCAGCCCGTACTTCAGATGGAGTACTTGGCACTACAGGTGGAATAGGAACAAGAAGTAGTTTTGGTAGTTGGGTAAACGCTTATGGCGGTAACGGAGGGTTTAGCGGAACAACCAACTCACAAGGTGGTGGAGCTGTAGGTGGTTCTGGTGCGGCAAATAATGCGGTAATGTCTGCTGGTTCTAGCACCCCTGCATGGTTTACTAGTATCGGCGGCAATAATAGTGGTGGTGCAGCAGGAGGCAATGCAGGTGCTGGAGCCATTGGCCCCGGTGGTGGCGGTGGAGGTGGTGGTTTAGTTTTATTGCCCGTTTCTTCTTTAAATGGAGGCAGTGGAGGTCGAGGGGCTGCTTTAAGTAATACAAGTGTCGCTACAACAGGTGGCGGGGGAACTGCTGGAACATCAGGAGGTGGAACAGGTGGTACAGGCGCAAACCAAACAGCAGCCTTTTTAGGGGGTGCTGGCGGTGGAGGTGGTGGTAGCAACCATAACAACGCAACAGGCGGCACAGGCGGCGCTGGAGGTTATCCCGGAGGCGGTGGCGGTGGTGGCGGCGCATCTAAGCCGGGTTTTAACTCAGGCGCTGGCGGCAATGGTGGTAATGGTTATGTTGCTGTTGTTACGTTCTTCTAAAGAGACACTATGCCAAAACAATTCCTACTAAACGCAGATGGTTCTATTCCAGCCAACGTAAATGTTGAAGCATTACAAGCCGCTAATATTCCTTTAGTATTGCCTACGCCTATGCCAAGAGAAAGCGGTATGGTTGCTGTTGAGCAAGAGCCGCAACAGATTGATGGCGTATGGAAACAAGTTTGGACATTAGAGCCTTTTATTGAAAATTCACAAGAATGAAAATAGCCGTTTACGCAATCAGTAAGAATGAAGAACAGTTTGTAGAACGGTTCTGTAAGTCAGCCAAAGACGCAGACATTATTTTGATTGCTGACACTGGCTCAACAGATAAAACAGCAGAGCTTGCAAAGAAGCATGGCGCTGTTGTCTATCCAATCTGCATCAATCCTTGGCGCTTTGACAAAGCAAGAGACACGGCCCTTGCGCTTCTACCTGCTGACATTGATGTTTGTATCAGCCTAGACTTAGATGAAGTTCTAGAAGATGGCTGGCGAAAAGAGATTGAGCGCGTCTGGACAGCAGAAACAACCCGTCTACGATATAAATTTGATTGGGGCTGTGGCATTTCTTTCTTTTACGAGAAGATTCACCACCGCAAGGGTTATCACTGGCATCACCCTGTTCACGAATACCCAAGGCCAGATGGCAGGACAAACGAAATCTATGCCCACACGGATATGTTTTTGGTCAGCCATCACCCTGACCCAACCAAGTCCCGTGGTCAATATATGCCGTTACTTGAACTGGCGGTCAAAGAAGACCCTAAATGCCCAAGAAACGCCTTCTATCATGCGCGTGAACTTACCTTTCATTCAAGATGGCAAGAAGCTATTGACGCGCTAAACAAGTACTTGGCTATGCCAGAAGCTACTTGGGAAAACGAGCGATGCTATGCAATGCGTCTTTTAGGGCAAGCCTATGCTGAAATAGGCAATAATGATGAATCGTTAAAGTGGCTGCGTAGGGCTACGGCAGAGGCTCCAAACACCCGTGAACCTTGGGTAGACTTGGCAATGGCGGCATACCGCAGGGAAATGTGGCATGAAAGCCTATCCGCTGCAATGACAGCTTTAGAAATTAAAGACAAAACCCTTGTTTACACAATGGAACCAAGCGTGTGGGGCGCTAAACCTTATGACTTGGCTGCTATTGCGGCTTGGCGCTTAGGCATGAAAGAAATGGCCCGTGTACTTTGTCAAAAAGCAATAGAATTAGAACCCACAGATTCAAGGCTATTACAAAATTTGGAGTTAATGACAAATGCCAACGATTGACGCAACAGACGCTAGATTATCAACGCATGAGGAAGTTTGTGCGTTGCGTTATGAAATCATTAACGCCAGGCTTAAACGCATGGAAACCATCATAATTACTTGTGCTGGCGCAATGATTATGAGCATGGCTGGCGCTGTCTTTGCCCTGATTACGCACATAAAGTAATGTGGACCCAATCAGTCTCCTTCTTATGGCACAAAGTGCGGTTGGGGCTATCCGCGCTGGCTGTCAAATGCTATCTGAAGGTAAAGCCGAGATTGGAAAATTTAAGAAGCAGATTGAAGGCGGCGTGGCTGACGCTAAAGCAATTTACGCAGAAGTTACTGGACTGTGGGGGTGGATTCAATCTTTATTTGGAGCGCCTAAGCAATCTGTTGGAAGCCTTGTCGCCAAGCAAGCCGTTGTTGCCGAGCCAGCCAAACCATCCGAGAAAAAATCCAAACAAGAGTTAAGTTTTGAGGAATTTCAAGCAAGGGCCGTTCACGACATTTGCGAAAACCTTAAAATTTATTTTGAAGCTATGCGCCAACTAAAAGCGCACTGTCAAGAACTTGAACAACAGGCTCTGACCACTGAGCGAGTTGCCGACAGCGCGATTGATCGTATTGAAATGGAATGGCAAATCAACCAACTTTCTGCCCAACTAAAACAATCAATGATCTACGGCACTCCAGAATCTTTAGGGTTGGGCGCTTTGTACCAAGAATTTTTGGTCAAACATGGTGAGATTTTGGAAGAACAAGAAGTTGCTAGGACGTTAAAGGCCAAGAAGGAACGGGATAACGCATGGCGACACGAACACCGCAACCAAATCCTGATCGCCAAAGCAACTTACGCAGTAGCAGTGGCAATAGGGTTCCTTCAACTGATTGGAATGTATTTCACTCTATGAGAGAATTTTGGTTTTGGGTAGCAATCGTCACGCTAATCATCTTTTGCTTGATGGGGCTATCCTTTGCCATAATTCATGTAAACAAACAGATCACCAAAGCTGAAGCATTGCTAGTCCGTATTGAGGAAAAAGAACGCAAGCAAAAACTTTTAGAAAGAAAAGACGATGAATGATCTACTCAATCTGCTTAAAGGTATTGCGCCTACTCTTGCAACTGCTGTTGCTGGTCCTCTTGGGGGCGCTGCCGTATCTGCCATTGCTAGTCGGCTTGGTGTTGGAGATAGCGTAGAGGCGGTCGCTAAAGCTATTGCAGGTGACCCGCAGGCCGCGCAAAAACTTGCAGAACTAGAGTTGGAATATGCCAAGCTAGACATGGCAAACACCGCAGATGCAAGAAACATGAACGCCAAGATTCAAGAGTCCGCAAATGCCTCATGGGTTGCTAAAAACGCGGCTTATGTGCTTGATTTTGCAATTGTGAGTGCAACCATTATCATGACTTGGATTGTGTTCTTTAAGGGCGTTCCTGTTGAAAACAAAGAGATTGCTTACATGGCAATTGGTTCACTAATCACCATGTGCGGCACTGTTCTTAACTTCCATCGTGGTTCGTCTGCTGGTAGCAAATCCAAAACTGAAGAAATGATGAGGACAATCAAATGAACTTAACACCACATTTTTCATTAGAAGAACTTACGCACACCGATCACCGTGAGTTTGATAACACGCCTAATGATGTTGAATTGGCTAACCTAGTTCGTCTAGCTGACTTCTTAGAACAAGTTAAAGCTGTCTTAGGTGGCAAACCAATCATGATTAATTCTGCTTTCAGGTCTAAGCAAGTCAATGATGCAGTGGGTTCTAAAGACACAAGCCAGCACCGCATCGGTTGTGCTGCTGACATTCGTGTGCCAGGCATGACACCAGATCAAGTTGTGAAAGCTGTCATTGCGTCTGGCATTGGTTATGACCAAGTGATTCGTGAATTTGCAACGCCAACAGGCGGTGGTTGGACACACATTAGCGTCCCAAACACTGAAGACACAGCGCCCCGCAAACAAGCGTTAATCATTGATAAAGCGGGAACGCGCGTTTATTCATAAATAGTTCATACTACCAACGTCTAATGCGCTTATGAAAATTAAGCGCGTAGACATTCGCCATTCTCAAATACAGAATGAATTGTCGGTACTTCAAAAGAAGTGCCTTCCTTACGATACGCCTTATGACACTAACTTTGGTCATTGGTGGATAACGTATGACTCATTTAATCTTCCGTGTGCTTTTGCAGGTCTTGTTTCTAGTGTGCGCTGGTTTGATACTGGCTATCTGTGTCGCGCAGGTGTGTTACCTAGTCACCGTGGACAAGGAATACAGAAAAGGCTTATTCGCGCAAGAGTTCGGCAAGCCCGAGCATTAGGTTGGAAATGGTTAATTACCGATACGCATAAAAACCCTGCATCTTCAAATAGTTTGATCGCTTGCGGTTTTAAATTGTTTGAGCCTTCAAAGCCTTGGGGGGACAAAGAAACCCTGTATTGGCGATTAAACCTAAAGGATTGATATGCCCAAAGCGTTATGTAGTGAACAAGAGTTTATTGAGTTGTGGCAAACCTATGCTTCGTCTACAAAACTTGCTGAAATTCTGAAAACTTCACCTAGAAAAATCAATGCTAGGCGTAGGCGTATTGAACAAAAATTAACAATAAATCTTGATGCAAGTGAAGAAAAACAAAAGTTTAACAATCACAATGTAAATCAGTCTAATCGTAATCCTGCCAGAGCGCACTTGGGGATAGAAAATGGAACTGTCATTGTTTTCAGTGATTCACATTTTTGGCCAGGTATTCACACTACTGCTTATCGTGGTTTGCTATGGGCTATTGAGGAATTGCAACCGAAGGCAGTTATTGCTAACGGGGATGTTTTTGACGGTGCTTCCATTAGTCGTCACCCTCGTATTGGGTGGGACTCAACTCCTTCTGTCATTCAAGAACTAAAAGCCTGTGAACTTGCTTTAGGTGAAATTGAAGAAACCGCAAAGAAAGCGCGTCATAACGTCCAGTTGGTTTGGACACTTGGAAACCATGACGCACGATTTGAGAACCGTCTTGCAGCCAATGCGCCTCAGTACGAACACGTTAAAGGGTTTTCATTGAAAGACCATTTCCCTGCGTGGAAGCCTTGTTGGTCAGCTTGGATAACAAACGATGTGGTCGTTAAACACCGCTGGAAGGGTGGAATTCACGCGACACATAACAACACAGTCGGGTCGGGTAAAACAATGGTTACGGGCCATCTACACAGCTTAAAAGTAACACCTTACGCTGACTACAATGGCAATCGTTTTGGAGTTGATACGGGTACATTAGCAGAAACAGATGGGCCACAATTCATGGACTATTTAGAGGACGCTCCTGTGAACTGGCGTTCAGGTTTCGCTGTTTTGTCATTTAAGAATGGGAAACTGCTTTGGCCTGAGTTGGTTCACAAGTGGGCTGATGGGCAAATCGAGTTTCGTGGGCAAATCATTGATGTTTAAAGGATTCA